TAATAACTTGTCAATAGTTGTTTTAACACAGAACATATGATGTAAGATAATACCTGATAGAAATAAGAAAAATAATATGATAAAATAATTATATTTTGGCATTGCTAAAGAGATTATGAAAGCTGCCAAAAAAGTAAATATAACATCCATAATTGCAATATTAAAAACTCTGTATGAATGTATTCCGGTATTCACTTCACCAAAAAAATCTTTATACTTACAATACATTTAAATTATTATGATATTATTTTTACAGATGTTAAGAGATATTATTATCATAATATTCTTGTGTCATAATTACTTTTTTCTTTCTTAATTTCATTTTTTTTTCTTTTGATTGAATATTATCATTCTGTACAAATATCAAAGGATATTCTTCATCTAACATTTTTTTAATAAAATCATATACAAAATATAATTTTTCTTCTGTACAATTACCGACAATTAAACAACTACCTGTCCTGAAAATCATAAATGATACTTCCGTGTATTTTTGTGCATCTCCAAGTTCATTCATTTTCATTGTTCTATCTTCTTTTACTAATTGTCCCAGTTGACTTATATGGTCAAACCCAATTTCATTATTGAAATAGAATTTACACTTTACTCCAGGATAACTGCAAGGGTCATATGCAGTTTCTATACAATATTTATCACTCCTTAATATAGAATACAGTTTATCACGGTTGATATAGTATCCACAATTAAAATTTGAATTAATTAATACATTACTATCTACATTGGATTTTACATATTCTATCGGGGTATCTATATACGGAGACAAATAATCTATCAGTTGTTTTTTTACCATATCTAAAATAGTCAGGTTTAAAATGCCTGGGATTTCTAATTTACCTGTATTAAATACTTTAATATGTATTTCACGAAATGTATTTTCAAATTTAAACCGTAAAATAATAGCAAAACAATTATAAAATGCATTTTTTATTTTTCCACGACAATTCATAATATCCTTTTTAGACATGCCTACTGTAATTTTGCGTTCGTCTTTATACTTAATTCGTCTGGCGGTTGGATTATTTAATTGTTTTACTATATTTTCTGTATAATAAGGAATATTGGAAATCCGTTCAGTATAAACTTGAAATTCTTCTTCACTATTACATACTATTTTCATTTGTTTTTTTACTATTCCATTTTGTGGTGTACCGTAATCAATAATTGGTAATTTCCAAAATATATTTGCAATATCAATGGGTTGGTTCAAAAATAAAACCTTTGTTGTAGTTGAAATATATAATTCTTCACATTCTGGGGCTTTTAATTCTGGAGTAATAGGAGATTCATCTATATTTTTATGGGTTGTATTATTGATTACATCACTTTCCCCCGTCATTATGAACGAATTCCATTCATCATCTATTGACATATTTACCTTCTTTATATTGTACCTGTAGACTTCTTTATATTGTATTGTATAAACAATAAATATCAATTTTCTATTTATTGTATGTTATAAAAAATTGATATGATAACTATAAGATATATAAGATATATATAAACTATAGTTATGGGACGTTTTTACGACGGAGATATTGAAGGTAAATTTTGGTTTGGAATTCAAGATAGTTATGATATTGAAAAATTAGTGTCTATTACGCCATGCATGTATTATTCTTGGAAAGAATGTAATTGTAGTGCGGAAATAGATTGTCAAGAATATTGCAATGACTGTTATGAAAGTAAAGAAGACCATATTACAGATGTAATTGAGAATGATGAATATGATGATGAAACATTATATTATGAAGAACAATGTTGTGGTTATAGCTTAGATAAAGATACTCATTATCTTGAATTACATGATAATATGAATAAATTAAGAACGGAAATTAGTGAAGAAATTATTAATGAATTTGATAAGTTAACCCGTAATGATGATATTTTAAATGCATTTACTGGCGTTTTTGATAATACCCATAAATCTATAAATAATATTGAAAATAAAGAGGAAAGACAAAAAATTGCTGAATTAGTTGCAAGATATACATTAGGCTATCAAATTGAATATTGTTTATTAAAACAAGGAGATTGTAATATTCATTGTGATTTATAATAAAAACAAAGTATAATAATATAATATATATCATTTTTTATTATTATGTTTTCATGGTTATCTAATAAATTAGGTTTATCCAAAAAACCGTCCCCACCACCAAAACCAGCAGAACCTAAGTTGGTTACTATATTTGATTCAGTTAGTTATTTATCACCAAATGGCGAAAAAACATCTCCTATAGATTTGGAACCCAACCCGAAAAAACGAAAACCAAATCCAAAGTCTTGGAATAAAAAAACAAGAATGGATAATCAAAAATCAATTGTACGAGCATCAGCTCGTTTACGTAATGATGTTGCTACTAATCTTGGATTACATACACCCAAACCATTAACCCCTATTGTATCAATAAAAAAGGGGTCTAATTCAACTGGAATAAAGTCTATTTTGAAAAAACAACAACGTCAATCTGCTGGTAGCAATAAAACAAAAAAAATACAAAAATGCTAATAGCCATTATCTATATATGTTTCATATAATTGATTATATTATCACAGTCCGTACCATCCATGTGCATAATCACTTCTATATCACGTAAATATTTGGGGGTTATCTTTTCAGGATGATTACGAATAATATAGTCGTAATATTGTTTTATAATGGTTTTTTTGTCTACATTATATGTTATGCTAATATCATGTATATATTTTTGAATATCATCACTACTTGTATCTTCTATTATTTCTTTTAATTTTATCCATATGCCGGTTGTTATAATATTTGATTCAATGCCATTTCCATTTTGATGCAATTGAATAAAATTAATCATACTACGTATATCTGAGTTGTGCATTTTTTGTATTTGTTCTATCGTTTCCATTGTAATCTCTAACTCTTCATTATTTACAATTTCTTGGATAAACTGATGAATTGAATTAGTCGGTAATTGGTTAAACCGTATACATATAAACTCATTTTTTAATGATTCGTCTACTTTGCTTATATAATTACATATTAAACAATATCTTACGTTAAACGTAGATGTTTGTAATAAATATTTCAACGCATGTTGAGCATTTTTTGTCATATAATCAACTTCATCTAATATTACAAACTTTATACCATTACTGAAAAAACTATTCGTTTTCACAAATTGGAATATTTGATTTCTTATTATATCTATACCGCGTTCATCTGATGCGTTCAAATGGATTACAGAACCTTTACTATCTGGATTATATGTTACATTATATTCATTAATTAAGTTAATTATTGTAGTCGTTTTTCCCGTACCTGGTGGACCATAAAACATCAAGTTCGGAAAATAACCACTAGATAATATATTATTAAATATTTCGCGATTTGTTTCATCAAGTACTATATCATCAAATTTTGTTGGACGGTATTTTTCCACCCAAGGAATATTTTCATATCTATTATTCATATGATTAATACACGTATATAATTTTTATATTATTCAAATACTATTTATAATAAAATTGATTTACGTATATTTATAAATTTATTTTTATAACATCTTACTATAATGGCTGAATCTGGTGGACGTTTAGAACTTATTTTGGGTCCTATGTTTTCAGGAAAAACTACTCGGTTAGTCGAGTTGTATCATGAATTTCAAAACAAACATGTTAAGGTAATTGCTATTAATTTTGCTGATGACACCAGATATCACGATACTATGTTATCTACACACGATAGACAGCTTATTCCATGTATCCAATGTCATAATCTTAATGAAATTATTGATAATGAAAATATAAAAAACAGTTCAGTTATTTTAATCAACGAAGGGCAATTTTTCCAAGACATATTTGAAGTTGTTATTCGTTTTGTTGAACTACAAAAAAAACATGTTGTTATTTGTGGACTTGACGGAGACTTTAAACGAATTAATTTTGGTAAATTATGTGATTTAATTCCATTAAGTGATTCCATTATTAAATTACATGCCAAGTGTAATTGTGGTAAAGATGCTATATTTTCACATAGAGTTACAAACGAACTTGCACAAGTTGTCATTGGTTCATCTAATTATATTCCATTATGTCGCACCTGTTATTTGAATATTAATAATTTATCAAAATCTATGTGTGAAGGTTGTAATAATCTCGTATTATTCAATAATACAGAACCTTTTGTTGAAGATAAAGTTATTTGTAATGATTGCATTGATAGTAATTTAGACGATGAAATATTATATAACTGCTGCAATATATGTGACAAATATTATTTTGCAGCTGATGATACAAACGATTATGAAGAATATTACGATGGAGATGTATGTAATTCTTGTTTACATAAAATTATTACTGAAACAGATATTACATCTAATAATACTGAAAATCATTATAACCATGACGAACAATTTATTTTGAATTAATATATAAATATCATAAAATATTTTAACAAATGATATAAACATTTTTTTTTGATAATATCAATATTAGAATGATTTCTGCTATTGATACACCTATAAATACTACAACCCATGATAATGATATTACCGCTGATGTCAAAAAAAAGAGAGGTAGAAAAAAAAAGGAAGATACTACACCTGTAGTAGAAGAAAACAAAATCCCTAAAAAACGCGGACGTAAACCAAAAGGAGGGAAACTTATTAATGCACCTATTAATACCAATAACGATGGTATGTCTATTTCAAACATTATTCTACATTTAAAATGTTCACTTGATGACTTAATCCCTTCTCATAATATAGATAATAATATAATAGTTGATCCAGCTGAATATATAGCAAATCCTCCACCCAATGTTGTAGCATACAGTAATAATGAACAACCGTTTTCTCAATTTGGTTCAGTAGATAATATTGATTTGCAAACAGAGGATTGTAATGATTTTAATAATACAAAAATATTAGAACATACTTGTTCTAAATGCAAATCAACAATTTATGATACAGATTTTGAAAAAACATCTACACCAACGGTTGATGATA